TCTCCATAATTTGTAGTTTAGTTGCGTGTGTATTTAATTTTTCTTGAATGCCGAAAAAAGCCCAGGTCCCGATCGCCACGAGGGTGATGAGACTAGCTACCGTCTTCATCGGCATTTGAACGTTTGCGTGTTCCGAAATTTTTAATGTCATTATTCTCTTACTAATTTTTTCCAATCAGGCTCTTGATCTCTAGGTATATAAGGTTCATAACCTTGTCCTGCAGCTTCCTCATCATCTTTTCCAACAATGGCTTGAACTTCAGGAACATAATGTTTTAACATATCTTCAACACCTCTATGTAAAGTAATCTTAGACATTGCACATCCACTACAGCTTCCTGATAATTTTAGAGTAGCCACGCCAGTATCCATGGCAAAATCAATAAAGCCAATAGCACCATTGTGAGCCGCAACGGACGGGGCAACCTTCTCTTCCAGAATAGTTTTAATATCCTTAGTGATTTCATCTTGAGTTCTCATTTGATCTCTTAGTTACAATTGTTTTTATCTAGGTCTGCTGGCATATCTTTTGTAAACCAAAACCAAGAAGATATTTTAGTTCCTTCTTGAGTATAGGTACATTTTTTGCCTACTGAGCAGGCGCTCAGGGCAAATAATAAAGCCAGGACCAGAAATAGTTTATTCATTTTGCTCCTTTAATTGTTCTATTTGTCTATAGGTCAAAGTTGGATTTTCTTTGGCAAGTTGATGAATGCTTTTTGTTTGGCAACATTCCCCTGATTCTTCCTTTTCTTCAGTATGTGTCTTACAACATATTGTTTTGTCTATTGACATGCTTCACACTCTTCAGTCTCATGTTCGCAACTTAGGCATGTGCATAAACCATACATATCACCATGTTCTTTTAGATTACAGTGACAGTTACAATTACAATGTTTACACTTATTTTGTTCCATAAAAATCCTTAAATAACCAATCCATAAATTTTTTCCACCATTTTTTAATCATCTTTGGTTTCCTCAATGTTATAGAAGAATCTGTCAGAATCTTCTGTCTTCCATTTCCTACTATCCTCGACATTCCATTCACTTGTTTGAACCTTCCAATCGAATGGAACTTCATCTTTAACAGTAAATGAAGGAATACTCCATATAATTCTATTGTTTGGTTGTGCTGCATAGTTGCCATCATCTAAAGCCATGATGTGAGCACACTTATGTTCGTGTGGAATCTCTGAATGATCTGTATCTACAATATTACTCTCGGGATGAGCCCAGTCAACTGTAAAAAGGTATGCTCCCGCATGCCATTTTTTATCTTTACCAATATATTTTCCTGATTGTCCGTCTAGGATATCAAAAGAAGTAACGCTAGGATAGTAACTAAAGCAATTCCAAAGCTCCAGCTCATCAAGTCGATGTCGAGGAACTTCGTTTGCGTCATAACCTTTTTGAATAAATGCAGAAAGGGGTAGCCGATAGAAGACTGCACCATTTTCCATAATAGCGTGAAAGAGTATAGGACGTCCCGTAATCGATGCCAACCCAAATACAATACAATCCTCCACCTCTCCATGGTGGTCTTTAAGGTCATAGAGATACTCTCTCCTGATCTGTGCGTAAGTTACAGGAATGTTTGCATTCAGGTAAGCCATTTCTCATAGAGTTCCTAGTTTACTAGAAAATAAATAGCAACGACTACTATCACTGCGATGATAGATGTCTGTGGATGAGCTTTTGCCCATGTCCAAACTTGTTTTACTTTTTCCATAATTATCTCCTTAATGTATGTCTCCCCAGTTTTTACCGGATTCATAGTCTACCTTGTTAGGTATCTCCAGGTCAACCGCAGATTCCATAATTTCAATTATACGTTTTGCTTGTTTATCACTTTCTACAGAAATATCTAGTTCATCATGTATTTGTATATGAGGTATAATTCCCGCTTTATAGAGGTCTAACATAGATTTTTTAGTCATATCTGCAGCAGATCCTTGAATTAATTTATTTAAAGCTTTGTAAGTATAAGCTCTTCGTATACCTGGTCCATGTTCTTGCACTGCTTCATGGAAAGGTAATGCTTTATGCATACCAAAACTATTTGGTTCCCATAAAGGAAATCTACAAAGTCGACCGAGTAAAGTTCTAATTTGTCCTCGATGTTGTGCTCTATTAGAAACGGACTTCATTAAACTTTTAACAAAAGGAACTCTGCTGTGATAAATAGAAAAAAGTTCTTCAGCTTTTTCTTTAGATACTCCAAGTTCAGCTTGAAGTTTTGCTTTACCCATTCCATAAAATAAGCCTAAATTAATTGTCTTGGCTTGTAGTCTCGGAATGTCAGCCATTTTAGCAACAATTGTATGGAAGTCAGCGTCCCCTTCATTGTAGGCATTTTTAACATTAAAGACACTTGCGTCTTGATCAAGGGATGCATAGTGAACTACTAATCTTGGTTCTTGTTGATTGTAGTCAAAGCATCCCCACTCGCAACCTGATTCTGGAATGAATAGGGATCGAATCAGGGGACCTAAGTCCTTATTACGAGCAGGAATCTGTTGTAAATTTGGATTTGAATATGAAAATCTTCCGGTAACGGTTCCTCCACTATCGGATCGAATTTGATTAATATCTGCATGAATTCTGTCGGAGTGTTCATATCTAATAATAGTATCAATAAAAGTAGTACGGGCCTTGTTTACTTCTCTTGTTTCGGATATCATCCTAACTAAAGGATGTTTATGAGAAGAAAGGAAATTTTTTGTAAATGAAGGAGAATTTGTTTTTTCAGTACGGTCAAAAGGTAGGTTTAATTTTTCAAAAACTTTGGCAATTGATCTTGCTGCCCATATTTGAGTATCTATGCCTGTTTCTTTTTTTATTTTGTGGAGTAACATTTCTTCTTGTAGTGTTAAGTCTCGTTTCAATTCATGAGCTCTTTCAACATTTACTTTCACGCCAAGAAATCGCATATCAACAAGACAAGGAAAAAGATTCGTCTCTAATTCAAAAATAGCTCCTAGATCCTGGTCGCTTAATTCTTTCTGCATGACTTTCCATAAAGCTAAAGTTAATTCTGCATCACGTTCAGCATACTTTCCAACATACATTGCAGGAAGTTGCCACATGTCAGATTTAGGATTAACACCCCACTCTTTAGCAGCATTATTTAATTCTGTTTCATTTTTACCTTTACCAACATAGTCCCAACCCAAACTATTAAGATCATATCTAAATCTATTTTCATTTACTAAGGATGCTGCAATCATGGTGTCATAAATATTTCCATTTATTTTTATTCCCATGGATCGAATCCAGCAAACATCATACATGGCATTGTGAAAAATTTTATCTGCAGGAGATTGACAAATGTCTGTAAACCATTGAATTACCTTACTTTTTTCGAGGTTACCACCTCCTTCATGATCGAACGGAAAGTATCCGGAGTAGCCATCAACAGCTACAGAAATTCCTACCACCTTCCCATTTTTAATTACAGAACCTGATCCCATGGATTTTAAATCAGGATCCCAAGTTTCTAAGTCTATTGCAATTGTATCTGCTTGTCTTAAGTCTGGAAATTCTTCGGGCTTAACCCATTCAGTTTGTGCTTCAATCATTTATTTTATAGAACGAATACTTTAATGTAAGTTCTTCTCCTTCCTTAATATGTTTTAATGTTATTAAATTCCATTTGCTAAAAAAATAGGGAGCTTCTCCCTCTGAACTTGTAAATCTGAGTTTAACTTTTTCACAGTTTGGTTTATCACTATGATTAAGGAATCCTCCCAGAGGAGTGCGGATAATATTTTCTCCGAATTGTAAATGAGTCATTCCAAAATTAGTTCCTTGTGGAACAGGTTCTTTTGCAAAAATTCCAACATCATGGATATTAGAAAATCCTAATCGTAATTTTTTGGGTAATGGTTTATACATCAGAGTAATCTCTTTCAATAATCATTTCAATAAAGTGAATCGCTTTTTCTAAATCTTCCTTTCCTCCTTTATACGGATGTCTACAAATATATTTAATAACACTTCCTTCAGCAAAGAGCAACTTATTTTCCATTACAAATTTACTTGGCTGAATTTTAAAATTCTGATAATGTACTCCGCCGATTTGTTTGTCGTATGGATTTTTCATATAAATAAAAAGTAAAGTTTAATGCCAAAATAAAACGTCATAAGTGTTAATAAAATAAATTCACTTTTAAGATGGATCATATTTTAAATTCCTTCAGTTTATTTTTACATTTTATTAAAAATAAATTTTCCATGGTTCGTGTAATTCCTACATACCAAACTCTGAATTCCTCTTCTTCTTTTGCTTGAGATTTTTTAGACCCTTTGATAGTATTGGTCGTTTGATTTAAAAATAAAACGACATTCGTTGCCTCACCCCCTTTAGCTCCATGAATTGTAGATACTTTTATTCTAGGAGGTTTGGATAAATCTTCTTCGTTTGTTAACATTGCTTTCATATATTCTCGTTTAGCGAGTGCAACATTTTTAAATGCCACATCCCAGCTCATATTAATATCAAAATTTTTTTCTCCTGTAAGTTCTTCTAGTCGCTGTCTTTTTATCTCGGGAGGATTTAAGCCTTGCAGAAATTCATTCCAGGTCTGAATGTCTTCGTACAAAGTTTTTCCAATGCTATTACCCTGTGCTGTACTAAAATATAAGCCTCTTCTTTTTAGAAAAGGAGGAATAGGTTTTAATAAAGCTTTTGTTCTAGTTAATATTAACC